TTAGTCTCCGCTGGGAGGAATAACTGAGATACGGCCTGCGCCGTAGGCTGAAATGGCTCTCCGCTGGGAGAGTTAGTTGAGATAGTCTATTGCTTTGGTTAGGATATCGGGAGAATCTTGAAGGTGGCCGATGCCTTTATTGCAACCAGAACAAAGCAACCCCCTTATTCTTCCAGTTTCATGATCATGGTCTATAGATAATCTCATTGGTTTACCATTCTTCTTAATGGTTTCCTTTCTTCCACAAATTGCACATCCACCATTTTGCCTTTCAAGCATGCCATAATATTCCTCTAAGGAAATGCCAGAGTGGATCTGTAAATCATACTCTAAATATCTCTCTGGATTTTCCTTCCTGAGAGCGCTACTGTAACATCCCTTACACATATCTTTCGCATGTACAGGATGTCGTCCACATTTAGAACAAAGTTTTGCACCCTTCACTGGGCGTATGTAATCTGTGTGACCATTTCTAACATACCTTGCATGGCATCTACGACATAAGTTTTTAGCCTTAATAGGTTTAAATTTGCCACATGCTTCACAAATCGCAGATTTTTCCTTTTCTAATTCTACGGCATAACACTTACCACAAAGGCCTTTTGCTACGAGTTTTCTATTTTCGCCACATTCTTTACATTCCCCATGACCTAAAACTCTCAGCCGCATTTTATTGTAGCAAGTCTTACACAGACCTTTTGCGTGAACAGGGTCTCTCTCACACTTGGAACAAAGATGCTCACCCTTCCTGGGTCGTTCTCTGTAATCGGTACTACCATATCTGAGCAATCTTATATAACAAGCACCACAAAGTCCCTTAGCCTTAATACTCTTTCGTTCGCCACACCCTTGACATTTTGCAATCTTCATTTTTTTGGTACCTCCGATTATAAGTTACTTCTATTATAATCAGTGTCTCAAAAAAGTCAAGTGTATAATTATATCAAAGAACTTTTTTCCACCCTCACGCTATGAAATAACCCTATAGCGATGTTGGGTAGAAGTTAAAAAGGTTAATAATATCAAACACCTGGGCTGCCAAACAGGCCGCGACAATCTGTGACCCCGGGGACGAATCTTTCACTTATAAGGTAGGAAGCATTAGAGGTCTCGTGATCGTTATCGGTCGTCACCTCCTGCTCTCTACGTTGAAAATACTTCAATCCATCCGGACAGTCGGTCTTAACAAACCACGCATCAGCGTCAGTCAGATAATGATTGACTGCCACGCCCGGCACCTTGCTCAGGGTTCTCAGAGCGTTGATGTCGTTGTTGGCGGTGTTGGACTGCTGGACTGATTTCAGGATTCTCGCTGCATCAAACTCCAGTTCAGGCGGTATCACGAGTTTTTTCGGGAGTACCTTAATAAGCATACCCCTGTCGGTCTCGAATGCGCCAATGTCCAGACATGCCTGCTCTAAACTATCCTCTGAGAGGTCAGCGGCGGTCGTCAACTCATTCCGCCACGTTCCACCGGACTTGTTGGGATGGTCGGTTGCGCAGAGTTCCTTGCCGTCTGCATAGGTGTAGCTGTCGTTGAAGGCCCTGTTGAGGATATTGGCAAAAAGGACTTCCTTGGTCTGCTTCATCGCAAACACCAGCCCTTTTGTCTTCCGCAGTCCGAGCTGCATATACTGATTGTCCTCGAACATTTCACGGGTGATCTTAAACCCGAGAGCCATAACATAGTGAGTGTACCTCTGAACGAAGCCCTGCTCCATGTCATCGTAATATGCTCCACCGCCCTCAGTTTTAACCACGGCGTACCCAAAACCGGTCACACCTACTTCTTCCTCAAAAGCCTTGGTTGATTTAAACTTCTCGAAAATCTCGGCATACTCGGGCATATAGTCCTTGTATTCTAAGCCGACCCATTTATGAACTCCTGGCAAAAGTGCTTTTGCGAAGGAGCGTGTGTTAATTATAGCCATTGTTTATCTCCTTTCACTTATACACCAGTTGCGCCGAGGCCCTGGCCGTAAGCATGTGCGTTAATAATAACTTCAAACTTGGCAAATTCACCAAGTACATTATCCGGACGATCCACCAACCTCAAGACCCTGAGTCCGAGAGTACAGGTGGTAGCTTCAGTAGCGCAGTCGATCTCTACCGTAGAATGTCCAGTGGTTGTATTCCCTGCCTCTGTGGTGAGACTGGCATTTAGCCCTATCTCAGTAACAGTAAGGGATGTTGAGCTATCTTCCTGACACTCAAAAATCACGCTGGGGTCATCCACAACCGCAACATAATTCGCCGTAAGAGTTGGGCTATGCAGCCTGTCAAGATCGGTAACATCAGCCGCAAGATACGGGCTATTCCCAAAACCGATCACAGTTCCCAAAATAGGAACTCCGGCTACCGCCAACGAGATGGTCGGGTACTTACCCAAAGTATCAGCGGAACCTGCGAGCTTAACAGGAGAGCCGATAAAGATCGCCTCCGCCAGCTCCACGTCCTTATAATACATATTGAATTTTCCGTTCCAGGGAGACCCATTAAGCATTTTAATGGGCTTCAACCCGAAAGGCCTGTCTGTGTTTGCCATAATAAAACTCCTTTACATCCGAGATTGCTCGACCTTTACACCACCGTAAAGACCATGCTCACCCTCAGATTTCTTTTCACGTCGTATTTCGGCTTCCTGGAGGTTTATTTTAGATTGCTTTGATTTCTGATCGTTGTCGTAGGTCTCTTGTGGTATTTCCATCAAGAACCCCGTCATGCCGCTTCCCACTTGCTGAGATACGTTATTTCCTACCTGGCTGGCATCACCTACTCTGAGGTCTCTACCATCAATCTCTTCAGTGACGAACTCGTACCCTGCATTTAAAGCTCTCTGGATACGGTTTTTATCGTCATCATTAAAGACGTGCCGGTGGTATCCCTTTCGTGCCGGGAATCGAAGACGGCGACTTTCGTGCATAGGAACACGGACTTTCACTCTTTCCGGTTCCAGTTTCTTTAAAGCAAAACCTCCATCCACCTCAACCACTTCGGTCATTATCTTGTTTTTTTTCAACACCCCACTTCTGAGGTTAGCTGCTTGCCGGGTTTCAAAGGGTTTCCCTTCTTTTGTAATTATTAAGTCTGTCATTTTAAATCTCCTGTTTTGATTAAGTCTTCAATGTATTCCTTCTCTGTCATGTCCCCAAACTCTACAAGGCTTCTCATAACGCTCTTTTGATCCGGTGTTAAATCGCGAGCTGAGTATTTTCTCCTCTTCGTTGTTCCATTCGGGGTTTCAACAGCGTTTACCTTTGGTGTGGTTCTTTGTTTGAAGTTTTGTGGGTATTTCTCTCTCACCTTTTCAGTGACAAATTCCAGCCTATCCTCGTATGGGAGAGCTTTGTTCTCTGGTATTTCAGAAAGTTTGTCGGCATAGTCCGTCATTTTCTTGTTCCCAGCGCCTGTTCCTTTAAGACCGTACCAGGAGTTGCCCTTGTGCCAATCTGTAAACGCTTCCCGTTCTTCAGAGTTATCCGGTGGTGAGTCATCTTTCATGGACTTTGAAGCAGTCTCGTATAGGTCTGCCATTTCATTCTCTACGGCATCAACCTTCTCTTTGTCGGCTTCTTCGATGGCCTCATCACGTTCCTTCCTAAGCTCGGTTAGGCGTTTATTGTTCTTGGCAGCGTCAGCTCTTGAGATATTGTCATAATGAACCTTTATATCTTTTAGCGCCTGGTCCATTTTGGCGAGTTTTCTTTTGTTCTCTTTCAGGTGTGTACGCATGGATTCTTGGATGTTTTTAGACCGTCTGATGTATTCGTCAGGCCCAACATAATCGTCCTCATGCCCCTGAAAATCGTCCCGTGGTTTCCAGCCCAAATCCTGGGCTAACGCTTCTACTGTTACTGGTTCATCCGATGCTTCTTCCCCGGTATCGGGGGGACTTCCCTCTGTTTCCCGTAGTGCATCTATCGCACTGTCTACTTCTTCCTCCACTACTGGAGCGACTGCTTCTTCTGGCATTCTCTTTACCTCCGTGTCTAAAATGAAAAAGTCCGGAGAGACGCCCTATATAATAAGGTATCTAACCGGACTTTTTAGTAACCCTTGAAAAGGGTCTAATCAGTAACCGTTGCTACTTTGTTATTCCAACTTCCTGCCGTATCTTAGCCCCTGAAATAGTGCCCTGTGACACATCAATTATGGGCGTGATACGTCCTGTAATCCTTTGCTGTTCAAATCGTACCATCACTTCCTCAAACGCCTTTAGGATGGCCTGACTTGAATATCCTGTTTTGGGCTTGGTCAAGTTATCCTCGCAATCACATCCTCATCGTTCAAGACACGATAATCAATGTCTGCTTCTTCGTCTCGGATCGGATACCCGCCATAACGGGCGAATGCTACTCTGTGACCAATCTCCAAAGGTTCCCCGTCAAGTTCAAGCATTACCGCAGGGCCGAGAAGAACTACCGTGCCTATTGTTGTCGCATTTTGTTCTTGTTCCCGTGCCGAATCCGGGCGATATATCCCCCCTGATGTCTTTTCAGCCACAGGATCTGGTCTGATGAGCAACCTCACTCCTTCTGGTTCAATCTTCATCCACTTCCCTCCCGTTTATAATGTTAAAAAAAGCCTCAATTCCTTCTATCTTACCCGTTGCTTTTGAAATCTGTCCAAAGGTCGATTCCATGCTATCGGTGTTTATGAAATGCCCTAACTGCATCGAAGCTGTCAGGTTATCCTTCTCTTTCTGCATGGCAGATACTACCTGTTTTGTGATGTCGTAGGTGCGCCAATCTTCTAATAGGTCTTTTGGTATCATTTACGCCCCTGCGCTCCACACTCGTTCAAAACAGGCCTTGGACGTTTTCGGGTCAAACCATTCTGCATTTAAAGCCCATTCGTCTTCGTCCAACTTCTGGGTTATCTCTACATTCATGTCAGCAGCAAGGGCTAATCGAAAAGCGGTATGGTACGCTGCGATATTTACCACTAAGGAATATCTGACTGCATCATCTCTTATTCCTTCTACATTGCAAACATACCTGCTAAGGATATCCCAGGCTGAACTGAAAGAAAAAAATGAAAGATCACTTTCGACCAATAGTTTTAAATTACCAAAAACATCTCGTTTGTAGCCAGGTTCATGGAAATCTTTAACCTCATTTTCCAACCGCTCAATCTCATCCGCAGCTTGCAATCTATCACGTCTCCGGTCCCATTCATCTCGCCCGTATGGGTGTCGTAACACATGCAATAACTCTCTTCTTATCAGTATCGGATCACCAGCAACATCATGTTTCTCCATGCCTACCCTTCCCCCACTATCCTATCTGCAATCGTCTGAATGGTTTTAGACTGCATTTCAACTATCTTTTCCAGGCTTACCACCTTTTCTATAAATTCGTCTTTCACGCCTTTCTCTCTTGTTTGCTGTGCGGTTGCTTCTGACCGTTCTGTATCTGCATCGGACTTGCGTATTTTGGCCTCCGCAAGCTGTTCTTCGATTTGAACCCGTCTTGCATCATTATCAGCTTCCATTTTCTTGACTTCAAGCTCACCCTGCTTTATCAGCAATTCAGGGTCAGGTTCCGGTTCTGCATTTTCAGCCGGTAGCAGTTTCTCGATGTCGGGAAGTTCCATCGCTTCAAGATAACGTTTGTCAATTTCCCTGTCGTTTAGGCCAGTCCCTTTCATGTTCATCAATGCTTCAGCCTTTATGAGCTTCTGAATGTGCGTCAGCTCTGTTTCGTCCGACACAGGTATGATGTCTATGTCTTTCTCGTAGAAGTCCTCTATGAGGGCATTCTGGTCGTCTAAGACTATAATGTAGTGTTTAGGGTCAAGATAAAGCCTGTTTAGCCTTCTGACCTTCTGAAACTCAGATTTAAGAGAACGCTGCAATCTTTTGTAGACTGACGAAAAGACTTTCAACCCTTGTTCGATCAAGGCTAAAGTAGTGGTTGGGCTTGCATTTGCGCCTTGCTGTTCGCCGGTTAAGACATCAGATACAGAGCTGACTTCCTTGGTTGCTTCCAACATCAACCCGAGAAGCTGAAACAGGACAGCAGAAGGTTCTTTATACTGGGCCGGGACAATACCCTTTCTCAGGTCATCCCCTGTATTAGTGGTATGCTTCCACTCGCCTTTCTTTAAGTATGTGACAGCGTTCTTGGCAAGATTGATACCTTTTCCTAACCATCCGCCGCCAAGACTTGCCCTGGCCCCGGAATCAAGAAGCAGGTTTATGGTATCATTTATAGTAGCATTCAAGTGAGACATGAGTCCACCGAAACCCATTCCATAAAAGTTACCATCAAAGGCTGGCATAAAGAGAAACCGGGTGAAATACTGCACCGGTTCTATTTTAACGATATCGCCTTTTTCGTTTGAGATAACCCCGTCTGCGTCAAACCGTGCTACTATCCTTACAACCTCTTCGCTTTCTTTGTGGACAGTTATAACATAGGGCTCTTTGTATCCGTCGTCGTCAAGATCCCATCGGGTGTGCATCTCGATAAATTCGTGCGGGGCCTCATCATCGTTAGGGTCTTTCCCCTCAGTCGCGGCAGGTTCACCAAGGTCAACGTCAAGGAACACTTCCCCGCGCATTCTTTCTTCAATTACAGTAGGTGACAGTTCTAAGACATGAGATACCCTGGAGGCAGTCTTGAGAGATTTTGCTTTGTAATTTACTACGAGGTCTTTAGCACTGACATAAGAGGATTCCGGCTTTCCGTCTACGGTATCCAAAAAGGTCTTTTTAAAGGCGCACCCTACAATCGGTAGAGATATTAAAAGCTGGTCAAGGTCGTCTTGCCACTCTCCGATCTCCTCTAAGAACTGATAACTCATGAAGTTCCCAACACGCTCTGCCCTGGCTTGTTTTTGTGCAACATCCGCCTGCTGGTCTAAAATACCCTGTGCGGTGATGAGTTCTTCCTCTGTCGGTTGTTCACTGATCTCGGGTAATTCCGGTGGGGTAGAGATACCAATAACCTTTCCTTTCACAACGTCCCTTCCTTTTATAATGTTAGGCAAGGCTCTGGCATGGAATTGAATTGCTGCGGTGGAAAGGGCGGGGTACTTCACATTCGCCACAAGCTCCCCGGCGAAGTATTTCTTGTCTATAACTTGTTTTGCAAGTTCAAGAGCGCCGTCTATCATTTCCTCCCACTCTTCCCGAGAGTCTTTGTCGATCTTAAAGTCTTCAATAACCTTAGACCCGATTTCCTTGAGCACATCATCATCAACGTCATCAGCAATGTTGGTCATTTCAAGGTAAGCGTTAAGCTGGTCAATCGCCATCATAGACGCAGGAGGGTCTTCAACCACCGGGGGCTCTTCTAAAAGCACCTGTGCTTCCGGTAAAGGCATCCCCTCTTGAGACTGCGGGGGTATAACTGGTTCTATAAATTCAGGCATTTAAGGTCTCCACATTATGCTTTTCTATGTGCCTCTTGATCGTTTTCCCGCTTGGAAGTTTGACTATTACTGTTTGTTCGTTGATTTTTATGATCTCACCCTTGGCAGTTCCAAGACCGAGCATGAAGGTTGCTTTATCGCCTTGTTTCATTTTCTAAATAGCTTCCTGAAGAACAATTTAAACAGATCCAATTTTGACATTTGTGATAGTTTTGTTTTGCACACCCTGTTAGTATATTCTTCTAAGTTTTTTACTTTTACATCTGGATATAGGCTTACTCCCTCACAAATCTCTACTGTGCTTAAATCATTGCACACTTGTTTTAGTTCTTGAGCCGTTGCGTAATCTTCATCCGGCATTCCCATAAGAATAGCACTGGCCTTCGGGCCAACTTCTTTCACTCGTAAAGGAAAAACTGGTTTATACCCAAAAAATACACGTTCAACTATCTTGTAATCGTTCACCCATCGTTCCATTTTGACCTCCTTTGGGTCTGGTGTCTAATTTAGATATCTTACCGTCTACGACCAGCTTGCAGAATCCAACAAAAGATGCCTTCCAACAATCCCAGAAAAAATCTGTTTGGATGTCTTCATAGTCAATCTCACCTATAAATTTAGGATTGAATGAATATGGTTCAACTTCAAGCTCTCTTGATATCGCCCACTTTTCAAATCCTTCTTTATTAAATGATTCATAGACTTCTTTCAGGGTTTGCATTAATACCCCGTCATTGGATTAGGCGCTGACGTTTGAGCATCATCGTAATATCCGGCGTTGTCTTCGTCCCAGTCTGTCTGCATTACAGGCATAAAGAAGCTCAGTGAAAGCGAATCTGCTAAATCCGGGCTTGATAATCCCCGCTTCTTCATGTCCTCTTTTTTCTCTAAAAGCAATCTATCGGTCGGGTCATATTTATATTCAACGCTTGAGAGCTGAGAGATTAAAATCGGGTCGTCAGGAATGTCTCCCCCTTCTTCAAGCCACTCTTTCATGAGAGACCACATTTCGGCGCGTTTGTTTTTGTACCGAGGGTTATCAGCAGAAAAACCCGCATTCGCTCCTATGATCCTATCTTGAAAACCTAAGCTGACAAGCCTGTCAACCACCCCTGCACCGAGTCCCACAACATCAATGAACGTCATGACAGCGTTGTGTCTCTGGATGGAAGCGGCCACATAATCAGCAAACTCCATTAGATTCAGGTTCTGGTACTTTTTAATCTCAATCGTGTGGTTCCCTTGCCTCACATAGATCACGCTCTGATCGTCCCCAAACCGTGCTACATCCACACCAATGACCACGGGAGCCCATGAGTAGGTATGAGGTAAGTTCTTGCGCTTAGAGGCCTTAATCGCCACATCAAGAGGGATAAGAATGAACTCGGAACTGGCACTGAAATCCACCAGAAACTCCTGGCGATACTGCGCGTCACTCATGGTCTTTCTGGCTTGTTTCAGGTCGTCTTCTGAAAGAACTCCCGTCTCAGTAACAGGGTAAAGACCGGCAAACCAGTCAGGGTCTTTAAGAGCATCGTTGTATAATTTGAACAGGAGCTCCATTCCCGACGGCGTTCCAATAAAAACAGCCCACCCTTTACGATCCACCAAACACGGCATGACAATCTCACCCCAGATATTCGGTTTCATCTGAGCAACTTCGTCCATCACGCAGCCGTCGTAATACTGCCCTCGTAAGGCATCAGGATTTTCAGCCCCGAACAATCTTATTCGAGCATTGCCTCCGCTGTTAGATGGAAATTCAACCCACAATTCACTCTCGTTTCGCTTCACGTTCGGTAAAGGCTGAGTGTAATGTTTCAAATAATCCCATGCGATTGTCTTTGCCTGAGCATAATAAGGAGCGATGTACGAATATCTTGGTCTGGGTTTTTTGCATAATGTAGCGGCCTTTATAAGCTGATTTATCATGCACACCGTTTTCCCTAAACGTCGATGCGCCACAATCACGCTGAACCTGTAACCATCCATCGCAGTATGAAGAACCTGCTGTATCGGTCTGGGCTTATATGGTATTTTGTATGTCGGCATTTAATCCTCGAATAAAAAAAGCGACTGCAAGAGGATAAGCTCTTATCAGCCGCCTTTAAATATTCTCAATCTCACCCTGGGGATCAGCCTGAGTAAGGGGTGTTAATATGAATCAGGGTTAAACCGCACCGAGACCCACATGGTCGCAATCATTATTTATTTTCGACATCGGGTATCTGTCTGCGGCACTCCGCGCAATATTTAGGCCATGGACGAACTCCACCAAAGGTAAAAGAATAACAAAACTTGTTTGACCCACAATAAAGACACAGACCTTTTTCAAATCTTTGTTTTTCAAGCATTTCCGGTATTCCAGGACCAAAAAACTCTTGCATCGGGTCACCAGGGAATATATCTAACAACCAAGTACATATAGCCCCAACATCGGGAAAGACGAATATCCCATCAAGGTCGTCCTGTTGCTCTTCTCTCGTTCCCTTCCATTTAAGAACAAACCCGTTTTTCACCTTGCCAATAAGTAGACTATCTCTTGGAAAAAACATTAAGTGTCCTCCCGTTACGCTCCCGTGTACTCACCGTAATATAAATCTTCCATTAACATCACCGCAGCTTTCTCCGTCAACACGTCAATCTCGAATAAAGGCAATTCAGAAAGAGTAAGGTCTTCGTGATGATGACCATCATTTTTCAACACGTTAAAACATTTAATCTTTAACCCTTTCCTCTTGTATGAGCGTTCAGGTGCAAATTCAAGTGATGGTGTAACTTGTTCCATTCCTTTACCTCCTATGGGTAAAATCTAATTAAGACTAACCTCCCAAAACATAGAACAGTATTCATTGCAATATATAAAAACTACTGAGGATGGCATTGGTTATTTCCAGTCTTGCTTTCGTGTGGCATACCCGCTCGTGTCAGAGGAGCCAGCAGCATAAGGGCCGTAGCCGGGAGGGGTTAGACCGGGTGTCCTGCCAAATCTGCCCTGGTCGACCCTGCGAACTCCTGCAAAAGGGTCTTTCTTCCTGTCCCTCATTCCTTGGTCAGGATAGAACTTACCCCGTCGCTTGCCCTTCAGTTCCTTGAGATTTTCCCGTTTTGCCCAGTATGCGTCTAACTCAGACTGTGCCTTCTCAGCAGTATCTTGAAGGCTCCATATCTTACGCATTTGAGACTCTTTCGTGCCCCCAGGTTGCAGACCTTTTGCTCCTTCTGTTTGCATCCTGCGGCCGTAATCAGTCAATGCCTCCTTAGCCTTCTCAGCATCCTCGATCAGCTTCATCTTGCGAAGCCACGCTTTTTGACTCTCACGAAGAGCCTGCTCGTTCTCCATCGAAAAAGGATTCATAATACTATAAGGGGTCATCTGAAAAGTCTTATCATCCCTCATACTTCCGTGCATAGACTGCATAGAAGCAGCAACACCGCGTTCAGGGGACATATTCCTACCTAAATGATCTTCAGGTCTATGTGTTTTCGGCCATGCCATAATTACCCTCCTATCCCCGCAGGTGCTAAACTACCAGTAGGTCTACGTTTTTTCTTTCTCTTTTTCTTCTTCTTGTCCCCAGGGTAGCTAAACCAGTCATCCTTCTCTTCCTGTGTCCAGTCATCCCAGTCAGGGGGTAAGAAATCTGTGAGTCCTTTTTGTTTTTTAGGCATTGTGTACCTCGTTTACTCCACCTTCACTTATTTTCTCAGCATTCGTCTCAAGGGCCGCGTCCCAGGCCTCTTCCGCTATTCGTCTAAAAATCCTACGGACAGGCTTTAAATACCACTTATTATACCTACGTAGATAGACAACAAGCTCAAACATATAGTAGGGCCACGACAAAGAATCTTTGTACCTGAAAGCGTACCCCTCTTTCTTGATATGTGCGTACCCAAACCCCGTTGCCTGAATATCAGTCATTACGCTCACGGAATACTGAAAGCATCAAAGGGTTTCACCAACCCCTCCATCACAATAGTACCGTCCTCAATCTGTTCCCTTGTAGCGACTATCTTTTGTCGATATGCCTTCTTCCACACCCAACATCGGGAATAAAACTTCTTACCTACCCTCGACCATCTAAAACCAACCATTACACCCAATATCCGCTCACCCATTAAAATATAGTCTGCCGCAAAACCCCAATAAAGCGAATATTTTAAAATCCAAATAGGAACAGAAATAATCAAACTGAACGTCCGCTTCTCAGCTTGCCAGTTAA